TAGTGGCCATCAGAATTGCCAGCTACGGACACGAAATGGAGTTTGGCACACAGTGCCCTGCCTGCCAGGCCGAAAGTGACAGATCCATAGATCTGCGACTGGTACAACGCGATCTTAAAGCACCAGATTATACCCAGAGCATCCGGTCGGGCGACATGGAAATTTTCTTGCGCCCTATGACCTATCGAAATCTCACCGACAACAGTCAATTGCAATATGAAAATCAAAAACTGGTACAGATGATACCGGATAGTGATCTGGGCGAACAGGAAAAAATTAAGGTCATGGGAGATTCGTTGAAAAAAATCACCGAGATCACAGTGCGGGCTCTGTCCCAGAGTTTGGCCATGGTCAAGACTCCCACTGCCATGGTGCAGGAGCCTGAATATCTTGAAGAACTGTTACGGCATTGCGATCGCAAACTGTTCAATCAGATCCGAGATACTATACTGGAGTGCAAGGCTGTGTCCGAGATCAAACCATTGCACCTGATCTGTGACGAGTGCAAACACGAATATGACCAGCAGGTTACCTTGGACATGTCAAGTTTTTTCGTTCCCGCCTCCTAATCTCGGATTCTGATCAAATTGAAAAAATCGTGGCCAACATGGACAAAGACGCCAGCGACATTAGACAAGAGGCATTGCGAATGAGTTGGTACATGCGCGGTGGTATCAGCTATGCACATGCCCTGCAACTCAGCGTGGGCGAACGCAAACTGTTGAACAAACTGATCTCAGAAAATTTAGAGACCACTAAAAAATCAGGCCTTCCATTCTTCTAGCATGAATATACAACAGGCACGCATTGATATCAACACCTGGATTGAAGATTTTTTAGAAGTTCCCAATCCTGCTCTAGGCGGCTGGAGTCCATGCCCATATGCCCGGCGTGCCAGACTGGACGGTGCCTACGAAGTTAGACCGGGTCAAGATGCCTACTGGGATCTTGCTCCACTCAGCTGGCAAGGTATTGATCCTTGGCAAGTGATTGTGTATGTTTACGCGGCCAACACAGTAGATCCTGAAAAATTTACACAAGCAGTTGACATGGCCAATCGTCATTACATGGTTCCTTACAATCTGATTGCCTTGTTGGACCACCCTGACTTGCCCGAATCAGTAAACGGAGTCTCGATGAATCAAGGCACTTATGCGCTAGTCTTGGTACAATCGTTGCCAGATCTGGATCAAAAAGCCGCCGCCATGGGTCGTAAAGGATTTTACGATACTTGGCCAGAACCATATCTACGAGAGTTATTCCAGTACAGACAGGATCCCAGACCATGACTTATCAACATGCCAGAATCAAATTGGAAAAAACTCAGTATCAACCCACAGTGGATTGGTATTACATTACCAAACCTGATATAGCCGTGCTAAACGATATCTACAGAACCTACTGTATCTACAAACACTTTGGCAGTGTGATGCCAATTTTTGACAGTCAATATCTTGATCCGGATACTGACCTTATTGGTTATCAGGATCAAGGACGGCTGGTAGCCTGGAGCATGATCAAACGCTACGACAGCCACAATGCTTTGTGTGCGCAGTTTGCTTGGACCTATCACAATCCCAAGACCAGACTGGGCATAGAAAGTTTAAAAACAGAATGTGCTATCTATCGAGAGCGGGGCTTCCGGTATCTCTATCTGGATCAGGCACACCTGTACAAACAAGGCTTCGACGGCTTTGAACTACTAGGACCTATGGAGTAACTATGGATTTATACACAATTTGGGCAAACAAAGAAGGCGACATCTCAGATCTAGACTGGGTCAACGGAATGAAAAGTTTCTTTGATCATTTGATCGATGAAGGCAAGATGGAGACATACAGAATCACCAGATGTAAAATGGGATTCCGTAGTATCGCGGACATGCCAGAATGGATGATCATCATGGAATTTACAGACATGGGTCAAATGGATCGTGCTTTCAAACGTGTTGCTCCACTGGAAGGCGAACTCGAAGTAAAACATAAATCGTTCAATCAGTTTGTTAGTGGAGACATACAACATGCCTTGTTTAGAGATTGGCCTGATCAAAACTTATGAAATTCTGTGTGTCCAGTGCTAGATCTATTGGGTGTACGTTTTTAGATTGGAGTATACATTTTTTATCCAGACAAAACTATTTTTATCATGTGATATCCAAAACATGGATGCCGCTGAGTCAAAATCCACTAAGCAAAATCAATGCCCACGGTCATAAAAAAAATCACCCATCTGGTGCTGACTCAACTTTAAAATTCATAAATTCTTTCAACGACATCAGCAACGGAGACTTGTTTTCGCTATATCCTGTTAAAATGCGCATAGACAAAATGTGCGACAAATTAGGTTACCAATTATCAGACATGAAAACTCCAGATATATGGAAAAAAATAAATCAAGAGATAGATTTGGATTATCAAAAGATATTCAATGATTGTCATAATAACAACACAAAAATAATTTTTTTAGGATCAAATCCAGATGTTTGTTTGTATAGATTAAAAATTCGATCACTGGAGCGAATGTTTACAAAACCGGAACCTGCCAAATCAACTGACCAAATCAATGAAGAATATCAAAATCTATTCTTCAAATCGAGCATTGATAGTTGGAAAGAATTAGGACTAACTGAGATATGGGATAAAAGAGAAAGAATGGCATTAGATATCCGACCATTTGATATCGAACTGGATCCTATATTGCGTATGCCACACCTACATATAGACAGCAGAGATTGGTGGAGTAGAGGACCCAAGGTAATACAAAAAGTTTTCAAGTTTTTATCATTGACGTTGGATCAAGAAAGAATGCAACAATGGCTTCCTATATATTACCAATGGCAAGAGATACAAACAAACGCATTAGAATTTGTATACTATATTGACCATATCATCAATGCAATAGTCAATAATATCTATTTTGAGATTGATCTTACATTTGAAGAAGAAACAGTTGTTCAACATTGCTTACTGTATAAACACAATCTAAACTTAAAGACATGGCAGTTGACAAAGTTCCCTGGGAACACACAAGATTTATACAAGCTACTTGAGCCCAATATTCATACTGTATGAGATCTCTTAGAGAGATCTGTTTCTTTCGCTAAAGCTCAGAAACATTTTTTTTAATGAACTGTTTTTAAGTGCATTATCTAGATCACGCGGTCACAATTCACCGTATCAACGGTGAATATGACTGGTACATTATCTGAGTGTAGCTGTCATTTATTCTTGTGAGATTGTGTTTCCACACGGAGGCGGTTGACCGGTACCCCCTACTCACGCTTCACATATCAACGGAACCCTAGTGACCCAAGAATAAATCCAAGTCCTACGAGCATGGGTCGTGTCTTTTTCAACGGAGCCCAAACCATTTGTTGCCTTAAGTTAGCATTTGCCTTTGACGCCCAAGATCAGGACCGGGTATTGCACCGTTCCGCAATGGGGCTAGATCATACCATCTAGCACAGAGTCAGTAAAGTTGCCTATCTAGTTTCGATATAATTGAGTTTTTTTAGTGCTGTTTGACAAAAGTCTGCGTATAATTGGTGTTGCAGTGGCCCGGGATGTCGGTTGTCTGTGCCTAGGTCGGCGTATTTAATAGAAATTGTGTTGTCTTGAAATTGTAGTTTGTAAGTACAATGAAAGTAATTGTTTTTGGATTTTAAATATCGAAACATGTTATTACTAACCAACAGTCCAAATAACAACAGTGTTGCCTGTTGTTTTTGGCAGTAGTTAATTACCTGTTCTATAGCATATAAATGAGAGTAAAATGTGGTTTCGTCAAATAGTGTTTTTACTAATGCCTGTTTTTCAATAGGTTGGTCTGGTACATACGATCCAATATTAGTAAAGGTCAACTTGTTTTGATAAATTTGACTACTTCTTTCTGTGCCAGTTACTCCCCAGATAACAATGTCACCAGATACAATATCAGATCTTAAAATTTGATCAGCAGCCCAGGCAATCGAACTGCCAGGTCTGGTTAAAAAACTACACGGCAAGTCAAGATTACAGGCCACAAGCTGACCATACCTTTGGGAACTATCTACTCCTATTCCGTGTGTTAAACTGCATCCAGCAACCCATAATTGTGTATCCTTGATTTTTCTTAGATCGGCTAGGGGATTAACGGCCGGATTAAAATAACATAACTCTATATTCTTTACAGGACGCTGATTTGAAATTAACAGAAGCAGTGTTTCAGTTAATCCTTGCACACAAATAGTAGGATCAACTGGATCGATAGTCAAGCCGTCAGCCCATTTTTTTGGTGGAGTGTACACAATTTCTGTAGCCAACATAGCAATATTATAAAAAATTTCCAAATTCTTAGGCAAATCTCCTAGAGAGGTATAAACAGTGATATCACTATCTATGTTTGAGATTAAAAAATTTTTATAGTTAGAATGGTTAATTAAAAAAGCAGTTGGGTCGTATTCTAGTGCTTCTCCACTAAGAGATTCACAAACATCGCCCACAAATAATGTAACTTGATACGTCATCTTATCCTATTTTGTTTTTTATATGACTACCGTGGATACGGCACACTATCTGTCCATTGTAGTAGTCATCAGACTCTAGTACTCTATGATTAAATTGTTCTCTAGCTTCGATATAACTACAAGTGGCCTTTGAGTTGCAATAAAATAATATTTCTCTTTTGAAGTTGTCTGCGCCCAGGCGCTCAATGTCTTGGTTGAGTTCCGTATTGCTTCCATAGTATAGTTGCCAGTCTGATTCTATTTTGCTTCTGATTTTCTTGCGTTTCTTGTTGCCGTTTTTTAATTTTACTACTCGATACGTTGTCTTGCTAAATTTTGCTAGTTTTTTACCAATATATTTTCTACCGGTGGTGTTGTTTGTGATCAGGTATACAAACCCCACACAATCGTCGGGCAGTTGTTCAATCGGTTTTTGTTCGTAAAGCCATACCATGGACTATTAGTTATCATTTCACCACTCGGTTGCGTATTTTTCATCGACTCTATTCGTTGCACACTTAGTCTGACACTCTTGCCAGCCAAATGTTTTGAATTTTGTCTCCCAAAAATCATCAGTTACAACCTCTGACAATGATCGATTATGCAGATTAAATTGTTCTGCTAGTTCCTGCCATTCTTTGTTGTGACTGTAACGATTTGCCACCCAGCAACACGGAAACAACCGCCCGCGAGCATCAATGTACAGTCCTTTGTTACCAATTTCGCACAAGGGACGAACGCCATTGGATTCGATTACTGATTTGTAAAGCTGTATATTTTTTTCATTTATTAAATGATCAGGTCTCAGATGATTCAATTGCACAACATCTCTTTCAAATCTATGAGAGCCACTGACAAAATGTTTCTTGGGTTCAAGTGGATCATTTATTCCGTAATCAGGATAAATTGAACCAAACTTTGTGCTACGAGTAAGTTGGAATACATCCATGTCTAATGCCTGTGCATGATTTTTTATCTGGTCTAACTGTTGTTCATTGAATTTAAATGCAATAGCGGCACAAACTAGCCGACATTCAGACACAGATCTCAATTTTTGGATACCGTTGACAATACTGTCAAAGTCAGAATTTACACGATATAGATTATTACTGGCATGGTCCCATCCATCAACACTAAAATGCACAGTGTCTTTTTCTGTCAACACAGCACCCAACTCTGCCCACCATTCTGGTTTTTTATGACTGCCGTTGGTAACAATAACTATCTCAACAGGTTTGATATTCTTAATATAGCGTACGACTGAAATTAAATCGTGCGCATATATAGGATCCCCGTCGTCGCCGCAGAAGGTAATCTTTTCCACATTGCCAATAATAAATTCTGGTGTAAAGTTGCGTTTAAAAAATTCCAAATCTAATTCAGTATTAATCAAACTGTCTGGCACTTCCTGGCGAGCACAGCGAGGACAACGCAAGGTACACTTGCTTGAAATTTCAATATGAAAATGCCAAGTTGCTAGACTCACGCACTCTCCACATCTGTGCTGTAACTGGTGTAGCCTTTTTCTTTGACCACACGCAGGATATTCTCCACACGTCCAGCCAGTTCATCTCTATGACTCACAAGCCAAATACTCTTGTGACGTTCGCGACTCATCTGTTTCAGCAAGGCCAAACTGCTTTCTACACCTTGTGTGTCCAGGCCACTGTCAATCATTTCATCAATGAACAACACATTGATTGGCTGATATAGACTTTCATATACATCGCGGAAGGCCCAGCTCATACTCAGGATCAGTCGATTACGTTCACCACGGCTGAGATTGTCAAAGTCCAGTTCACGGCCCAGCTCTTCGATGCTGACAGTAAGATCATTCTGGAACACCACAGTGTGTGGCAGGCCAATACGATCCAGATAGTAGGTGAGTCTGGCATTGAGATAGCCAAGATTCTGTTCAATGATTTTTTTACGGATAAAACTGTCCTTGCTGGTCAACAGCTTGAGCAAGAAGTCTTGATGTTCTTGTAATCGAGTAAGTTCATTTAACACATCGTAGGTCACAGTCTGTAGAGCCTGTGCGGCCATTTCTTCAATCTGTTCAGAATACGGATCAGTTTCGATCCGCTTGCTGTCTATCTGTTGTTGTAAATTGTCAAGTGTGCTACGATGTTTGATAGCATCCTCTTCACGATCGTAGAACATTTGAGGTGGCCGGCCTAGCACGCCCAGGGCGGTGTGGGTAGCCTCAAGTTCTGATAAGAGCTGTGTATATTCCTGGCACGCCGCTCTTGCTGAATCCAGATCCGTCTGCTTTGCCGCCACCACTTGTTCGTGCTTAGTGTCATGGAAGGCCTGTCCGCACGTGTGACATTCATGGTTTTCAAGTGTTTGGATTTCTTTGGATAGTTTGGAAATCGACTTCTCTTCGCGACCAATATCGAGTTTGATTCGGCTAATCTGGCCAGCCAGTTCATTGATATCCTTGCGTTTTTGATCCCACGTCTTGTGTTCTTTGTGGGCCGCGATCTCGGTGTCAATATCAATTTCTTGTAACGCCACAAGGGCCTTTTCCAGTTCCTGTATATCTTGTGCATGTTTGGTCGTCCATAAGCTGTGTCTACGCTTTAAGGCTGTGATCTGCTCTTCAATTCTTCCGTTGGCATCTTGTACAGCACGGATGCGGAATTCTTCTTGCGTGATTGCGTCTTTGGTCTGTCGGTTCAGTTCCTTGATTCTATCCGCACGTTCACTCAGCATGGTAATACCTAATAGCTGTTCGATGATAGTGCGTTGGTCATTGGCCTTGAGACTTAGAAATGGTTCTGTGTAGGTGTTCAAGGCCAGGATATGTTTGAACATGTCGTGGCTTAGGCCTAGTGTCTGTTCTATGGCTTCTTGTGTTTCTCTACTGTCGCCTTGTGCATTGTCTGTGGCCGCCTGTTCTTGGTTGTTCACAAAGAATCTCAACACGTTGGGCTTACGACCACGCTCGATCCTGTACTGTTGTGGGCCTACAACAAAATCCAAACTGACCAGCATGTTCTTGCCGTTGGTCTTGTTTACTAGATTGTCTTTTCTTATGTTACTGAGTGCTTGTCCATACAGACTATAACTGAGAGCATTGATGATTGTGGTCTTGCCTGTGCCGTTTCTGGATCCGTCTCCACCAAGGTCTAGATTTTCGCCCAAGACCAAAGTTAGGTCACGTCGATCAAAGTCAATGCCTTGTGTGGCTGCACCCACGCTCATGAAGTTTCGTACTGTGAGATTTTTTATTTGGATCATAGATTTTGATATATTTTTAACAGTAATTTTGGATCGTAGAATTCACTTTCAATATTAGTAAGTTGATCTGTAACAATCTGATCTACGCTTTCAAACTTGATTTCTCCCGGTGCCATGTCAGTATCCACTGCTGTGCTCTTGACTGGTATCAGGGCCATCTCTCGTAAACGGTAATCTTTTACAAATGTGTCCTTGATAAAGTTGGCTTCTTCGTAGCTGATGTCTATGTCCAGTTCCACACGCACATGCATGTTGGCAGCTAACAAATCTGGGGCACTATCGATCACCTTGCTCAATTTCATCACACGGTACAAGGGCTGACCGGGCCAGCTAAAATACTGATCGGCCTGTCCCCACTCCTTGACCATCATGCCACGGGCACTATCGCCAGCATCGGCAAAGTTGTGTGGAAAACAGTTTCCAATGTAGTTCACGTTTTTCTTGCTTTGTCTTAGGTGAAAGTGTCCGGAATATACCGTTTCAATTCCACCAAACGCATCCACACGGATCTCACCGTGGTCTGGCATCTCTACCATGGCATTCATTTTAAAATGCGGCAATTCAAAATGCCCAAACATGTACTTGGCCGACATCTTGGGTATACGCTTATGATCGTCTCCGACCAGCCAAGGAGCAATAATAACATCGTCCTTTTGGAACCAGTCGTTTACGATAACAATGTTGGGCAAGTGCCGGGCCCATTCGGCTCCGTGTATGTCTCGCTTGTCTCGATAATACAGATCGTGATTGCCCGGAATAAAATAGAACTGGTCAAAGGCCGCACTCAATTTTTCCAGTGCCTGCAGGCTAAACTGCAAGGTCTGTAAATTAATTGACGCACGATGATTGTGCCAGTCGCCTAGGAACATGCCGGTTTCGCAACCTTGATCCTTGGCAGTGGCAATAAACCAATCAACAAATGCTTCACAATCTCGATTGTGAACTAGGCTGTTGCTTTTTAGTCCCCAATGTATGTCGGTACAGATGGCAACTTTACGAAATAGATTAGACATGGGCTTCTACTTTTTGTAGAGGGTTGAACGTTTTTGGAAATTTACACTCCATTTTTGCAAGATGATTTAGACATCTAGTAGACCACGTGCATAACATATCCTTGTATTCTTGGTCGAACATTTCCTTCATTTCATTATAATTTTTAAAAAGGTCTTTTTTGTTATAGTTGATTTTTTTGTGATCAGTTAAGGATTGGTGCGTAATTAACTCGCTGTATTCAAATACATAAAAATTTATGTTGCTAAATCTACTGGCCAAATAACAAAGATTATTAAATGCATACTTTACAATCTTGACCTGCTTTTCAATATCGTTTTGGGTAATATGCAACAACGGTATATTTGACAGATCTGGTACATTATCATAATGAAAATACCCAATGTTGTTAGCAACCAAATTGCTAACAACCCACTCCCACCAATCTTTTCTATACACAAAAAAAATGTCGGGTTGGTGTTGAGTTATTAGATCGCATTCAACTGTTCCTAATTCTGAAGTCTTTGGCAAGTGTGGCACGTCATGATTGATTGGTGGGCCGCTTCCGCCTGGCATCCAATCTACAATTTGTTCATACCCGCAAAAATTACTGAGAATGGTTTGTAGAAATATAGTGCCAGATCTTGGTAGATGCAAAATCAATGCCTTGTTAGATAGGTTATTTCTATTAAATTGCTCTGGTGCAACCAGCAGATTATCTGAATCAGTCCAGCGGTTAGTTACAACATCAAAGTCTAAATTAAATAAACTTTTAAAAGTTTGTCCTGGCCAATGGCTTACATCATTGATTACATCTGGAGGAACCTCCCAAACACCATTGTGCGCAAGAGTGATTGGATACTCACAAGGCCACTTACCACTATCGTGCGACTCAAAAAACTCACAGCCGGCAAATTTTTTTTCAAGCCAGTCTCGCTCACCCGGTATATCTTGTGTAAAAATAATGTAGTTCATGTAACAATCCTAATTGTGTACAAGGCCGGTGGACTCCAGACCAAAATGTATATTAATGCAAACTACTACTTTTTTAAATGGACTTGTAGATTAAAGTATACACTACAAAACTGGGTTTTGCAACCCATCTGGTTAACCGTCGTTGTTGTATTCATCGATGCCGATATTAGTAACTACTGCCCCAAAGTTAGGATTGCTCCTGCCAGCATTTTGTCTGGTCCATGAAGGATTGAGTCCGTTCATTTCCAGGATGTCATCACGTATGTGTTGATTTTTCTTTTCCAGGTTCAAGATTCTAGTAAAGCTATTGGTGATAGCGGCAGTATAATACGCAAAAGGGTTCTGCGATTTTGATTCGTCGAACTGTAGACCAATTTGGCTGAGTTGTAGTAGGGCCTGTCCCCGCATTTCTTCATTGTAGGTGTATCCTCTCCAGTTTGATCTAGTAGCATAACGTTCACACAGCTTCATAAACATAGTGGCCAATTTACGAGTCATTTTGCCATGCTCCTTGCAGAACTCGCCGTATTCGAGATCACCCTTCCAGTGGCTCTTGCCCACCAAGAACGGTTCTTTTTTGTCGTCCAATCTGTAATGATAAAACGGAGGAAAGTTCAGTCTCACATGTACTGGACTCAGGATAGGTTCTTCGATCAGTTCGGCCAAGGGATCTTCAGGTTCTAATTCCAGTTCAAATATTTCGTCAATTTTTTTCTTTTTGGTAGCACTCTTGGGTATCTTTTTGGGTGCCATGGGTATGTGTTCCCAGCAGGTGATGCGGAACACTAGATCTGTATTGGGTATCCGAACAGGATCAACCACTTGCCCAGTTTCTCGCTTGATGCGGTCGGCTCTGTTGCGTCTAGCTTCGGCCACTGTGCGTTGATTTATTTTTAATATTGTAGGCAGAATAATGTCATATTGATGATCCAGAACCGGATCACGATAGGTACAATAGCTGTTTTTACTTAGGTGTATTTCTTTTAATATATCTCTGTTGTTGAGATAGTTGACTTTTGCTGGGGTTTTTGGTATGGTTGTGGCCACTAGTGAATCTCCTTGATGTGTATTTATTTTACAACACTTTTGGAATTTGTCAACCTCTATATCATTATATAGGTGGTTTATTTTTGCGATAAATATCGTATAGGAAAAATATTATGGCAGTTTTTGAACAATCGACTTTAGTTTTTTTTGACGGAGCATACGTTCCGTTTGGAGATCTCACTAGTGAGCAACAGGCTCAAGTGTTTGATGCTGCGCTCGAACAAGAATTTGAAACAGCAAATGGGCCTCAGCCCAACACAACAGATAATCCAGTAAATCCAGCCGACAACCCACAGGTGACAGCTACTCCAGTAGATACTGTTCCGGTGATCCAAGAACGAACTTCTGCTAATGCTGTGCCAAACACTGCTACCACATTCACTACTCCGGTTATATTTGATCAACCAGCGAATCAAATACAAAATTCCGCAACTCCGGTCATTCAAGACCTATTTGCTGAAGAAAATGCACCACCAGAGCCGTTGGCTCAAGAAATTGTTGTGCCCGGTGACTATGTTGTGAGACCAAACAACAATGGCAGTTTTGATGTGGTAGAAAATCAAACTGGTATTGTTGTTGCATCTGGACTCAACGAAGCAGAAGCCAATACATTTGCACAAGATCAAGCTCTTATTGATGAAGGAGTTAGCGTACCCAACGAAGCAGATGGTCCAGTATTACTAAATTCATTTGAGGCAGCGCCTGACCCATATGAGAATTCACCAGAACTTGATACTACTGGCACCCTGGCAGAATCCTTAACAGCGCCCAATCCTTATCGTGAACGCCAGGCCTTCGACGAAGACGGCAATCTCAATCCTGGTTTTACTCTAGATGAAGATAACAATCCAGTATTTGTAGGCAACGATTTTGTAGAACCAGCCACGCAGGCCAGTGCCGCACAATCCAGAGCCGTGGCGGCCGCCGTGGCCAATGCTCGCCGACAACAGACCATCGCAGATCAAAATCGCCAGCTGAACAATCTTGATTGGCGTGTGCGACTGAGTCTGGCAGCCAACAGCAGTTACCTATACAATGTCCAAAATGCCTTTATATTGAATCCACTCAAGGACAGCAATGGCGTGATATTTCCTTATACACCCACGATCAGCACCAGTTACAAGGCCAACTACAGTCCGTACGATCTTACACACAGTAACTATCGTGGATATTTTTATCAAAACAGCTATACAGATAATGTCACCATCACGGCCACGTTCACAGCACAAACCACACAGGAAGCTGATTATCTTTTGGCCGTGATACATTTTTTCAGATCAGTGACCAAGATGTTTTATGGACAGAGTCCCAATCTAGGCTCGCCACCGCCCATGTGTTTCTTGACCGGACTTGGCGAGTACCAGTTCAACAATCATCCAGTACTGGTCACAGCATTCAACTACAACCTGCCAGCTGATGTGGACTATATCCGTGCTGGCAGCTCCAACAACATGCAACTGAATCAAAATCAATTACGCAACAAGCAGGTGGAAACCACCAACAATTCCTTGCGCTCTGTGTCCAGGCTGGCCAATGCACTGTTGTCCGGTGGCAGATCCTTACCAAAAGGCGCTGTCCCTACTGTGCCGGTTCCCGTCGGCCCAAACACTGAAAATCCAACCTATGTGCCAACCAAGATGGAAATGTCCATAACCTTGCTACCAGTGCAGAGCCGGCAGCGAGTCAGCCAAGAATTTAATTTACAAGAATTTGCCAATGGCAACCAACTCAAAGGAGGATTCTGGTAATGGCCAACTACGACATCACTAGTCCTTACTACACCACTGGCTACAGTCAGTTTTTCCTGGACACCATGACCAATCGTCCAATTCCGCCGTTACAGGATGATCTGTCGTTTGCCATCAATCTCACCTATCAGTACAGACCCGATCTGTTGGCTTATGATCTTTACAGTAATCCAGGACTGTGGTGGGTATTCTATCAGCGCAATCCCAACACCTTGACAAAACCACCCTTGGATTTTGCCGTGGGTGTTGAAATATTCCTGCCCAGGATAACAACTTTACAAACAGTGTTGGGATTCTAACATGGGACCACGCGACGGAATACGTCTCTCCAATGAAGCAAATCGAGCCATACAAGCCGGGGGGCTAACGGTAGCGCAGGCACAACAGTACATCAACGGACTGGAACAGTTTCTAATATATACAAATCTAGCTCCAGGTTTCCAAGACACTATAAACCGTTTACAAGCAGTTGTAGATGCAGGTGGAGAGCCAATTTTTCCACCAGTAGACAATGCCATGCCGCCTGGCGACATAAATCCGCAAACTGCTAGAACACAAGGAGCAGTTGCACAAAACCCAGGTGGCAATACTGTAGAGCCCTTGGTATCTGTACAAGAACCTATTGCAATAAACCGCGGTCTAGGATCAATAGAAGAACCCATAGAGGATTCAGGACTGGATGCTCCAGTCAAGACACTGGCACAGACACAGGCCACCCTGATTGACGAAGCAGACAGCTTGATTGCCGGCCGGGTCAACAGAGGATTAGTAGAAGATGCAGACAGTTTACTAGTCAGGACCGGCGGCGGAGCAACGACTTTGGCCCTGTCACCGGGGGTGGGCGATGGTCGAGCCGATAACCCGCCACCTTCGTCCAATGCCACGCAACGCATAGTGAACTCTACATTTGGAAAGGCCACCGGCCAACGCATCATCACCCAGCCCAACGTACTGGATCAATATGCCAGTTATACCTATCAAATCAGCTGGTATCTGTTGACTACAACACAGTACAACAGGTTGATCAAGCAGCCTAGACGTTCTATATCAGGCTGGACCTTGCTGATGCAGAGCGGCGGAGCACCGATAGGCAACAACACCACAGTGCCCAGTGTGAACAATGCAGTGCGTAGTTCAAAATTTCCAGTTGACTACTATCTAGATGATCTAGAAATAGAAACTAAACTGCCCGGCGGCGGTACCGGAATGGCCAACAGTGAAACCGAGATCAAGTTCAAGGTTACCGAGCCCAATGGAATTACCCTGGTGCAAAATCTATTCAGGGCCAATCAAGAACTCAATCGGCCTACCAATCTTGACATCAATGCATCACAGGAACTTGACACCACTGGCACCCTGGCCGAACAGACAACACCCACACCTACCAATTACCTAAAGGCACACTACTGCCTGGCTATACGTTTTTATGGCTATGATAGTGCAGGCAATCTGTCAGCACCCATAATTGGCAGATACAACAGACAAGGGTCTGGTCAGCAAAATTCTACTGATCCTCAAGCTGTGGTAGAAAAAATTATTCCGTTTCTTCTTACCGAATTAAAATTCACAGTGACCAAATCGCAAGTTGAGTACCGTATCACAGGCGCGCCAGTTAATCAGCACACGGCTTTTAGTCAAAGCAGGGGAACCATACCTAAGGCCGTACAACTGTCAGGAACCACTGTGAAAGACGTGTTGATTGGCAACGCACCTGCTGCTGAACTGCCGGTCTTGGCCGGGGAAAGAACACCGCAGGCTTCACCTGCACAGACTGGTCCCCTGGCAGCAGAAATTCTAACAAACACCGGTGCTGGTGTAGATGCGTTGGGCAACTTTACTGGTGAAAGCGAATCACCAACCCAGGTAGGAGCATAGGCATGGCAGGAATAAACAATTTCAAAAACGTAGAACAAAATCGATTTGCCGCAGCCAATGGTGGCCGAGGAACTGGCATAGCACCAGATTTGCCACGTGGAGCGACTCAGGCAGATGTAGACCGAGCACGACAATCTCAAATTCAACCTGCCACAACAACCAATGCTGCCAATGCTCCAGCTAATGCTCCAGCAGCACCCACTGGCAATCAAAATTATGTGTTTACCGGGCTGGCAGAGTTCATGAACACATATCAAAATGACCTGGTCAAGACCGGCAAACGTGAAATTGCAGATTTTTATCATATAGAATTTCTTCCAGAAGATCTTGGTGGCTCCACATTGAAAAAACCTCTCAGCACCGATAGATCCAAGACAGCCCTCAAGGATGTTAGCACAGCCAAAGAAGCACTGGATCGAGACACCGACCGAGTTGACAACAACAGTCAAAATGTGTCCATTCAGCAAGGCACACAGATAGTGCAAGCAATAGATCAAATCTTGCGTAGCAGTAACTTTGTGTCCGATCAGGCTCTGTTTGATATTGATCCTGTGACACAAGTGCAACGACCCAATCCTGGAGCCGGCGGCGCAAACACGGTGTGGTACAAGATCACGGTAGAAGCAACCAGTCTTGGTTACGACGGCATAATAGGTGACTATGCCTACAACATGAATTATCTGGTCACTCCTTATTCTGTAGCCAGTGTGCAGAGTGAGTTTTTCCCCAAAAGTCGATATCGCGGTAGCCATAAAAGTTTTCAATACTGGTTTACCGGACAAAATACACAGATTCTAAATTTTGAACAGAACTTTGATTACCTTTACAAATTGATCATCACCGGCGCTGGAGCAAAGTCTGCTGCCAAGCTGACCACCACAGATTATCGCGAGCAATACAGCAGAACAAACATGCCAACCACCACGCAAAAAACTGGACAACAAACTTTTGATACAACCAATCAGGCTGCAGACAGTTTTACAGATTTTTTCTATTCGCCCACTGACGCCGTCAATGTGAAATTGCGTATAATAGGAGATCCGGCCTGGATACAACAGGGCGAGGTTGCTGGTGGCTCCAGCAACGGACAATTTACATTTGCACCGTTCAATCCTGACGGAACCATCAACTACGACAGTCAGGCTGTGATATTTGATATCAGCTGGAATCAACCTCAGGACTATGATTTCAGCGTCGGCATCATGAATGTGAACAATCAACAAGGTCGGGCAAGACAAAACTATACCTACACAGCCGTTACGTGCAAGAGTTTTTTTAGCAAAGGTCGATTTGAACAAGAACTAGAAGGCAAACTGCTGATAGAGCCACTTGCAGTTCCACCTGCTCCACGGGCCGAGGAACCAGCACCGGTTGCACCGTCAGTCGCGGTGCGTACTGCGCCAATCCTGGATACCACTGTGCCAAATTATTCTAGCATTGACCCTGGCCTGACAGGTGCGGCATTTGGCAGATTCCCCAACGCCGGCCGGAGACGACCAACAGCAAACCGCACAAGTGACCAGCGCGGCGGATCCGATGCCAATACTCAATAATAGAAAGATATCCACATGGGCTTACTAGATTATCAACGCAACACAGGAACTCCCAGCACGTTCGACCAGGATCGTGGCGGACTGCCGGGCAGTCCGGGTCCCTACATTGGAGAAGTGCGCAACAACCATGACCCCACTCGCATGGGTCGACTACAGGTGTACATTGAGTCATTCAACGACGGCAAAGGCAAGGACAATTCTGATTTTTGGCGCACAGTAAGCTATTGTCCACCTTTCTATGGAGCCACGCCCAAGGGAGGTAGTGCTGGTACTGGAACTTTTCTGGATGGCAATCAACAAAGCTATGGCATGTGGTTCACTCCGCCCGACATAGGTGTACGGGTATTGTGCTTTTTTGTCAACGATGATCCGGGCAATGGATACTACATTGGTTGTCTGCCAGAAGATGGAGTCACACACATGATTCCAGCCATTGGAGCAGTCGATCAAGACAGGGCGCAGACTCAAAATGCAGATCAGGCCAGCTATCTGGGCAATTCTGCTAGACTACCTGTAACTGAAATCAACACTGCTCCGTCTAATCCTCAAACCAGTGAAAGTGCCACTTTCTTTAATGAAAAGAAGCCGGTACATAGCTATGTGGCTGGCATCTTGTTCCAGCAAGGGCTAAACAATGACAATGTGCGCGGAAGTATTGCGTCCAGTTCACAACGTGAAAGCCCCAGCAACTGTTACGGAATAAGCACACCAGGCCGAGCTATCTATCAGGGTGGACTGGGAGACACTCTTGACGAACAGGCACTGGCAAGCCAGACCCTGGATGACATCAAGGTAATTGGTCGACGAGGCGGACACAGTTTTGTCATGGATGATGGTGCTCAAGATGGATCCGACAACTTGATTCGTATCAGGACCAGTAAAGGACACCAAATCACCATGAGTGATGATGGCAACTGTTTTTACATCTGTCATGCCAATGGACAGGCCTGGATTGAATTGGGACAAGAAGGCACCATGGATGTTTACAGCACCAACAGCATAAACATGCGAACTGACGGCACTATCAATCTACATGCTGATGCAGATGTGAATATTTTTGCTGGTGGAAAAATGAATCTCAAAAGTCTAAAAGGCACCAGCATACAAAGTGATTTAGAAATTGATGTTGCCAGCAAGACCCGATTGAGTTTGTACAGCACATCGGGTCTGGGAATCAAAAGCGGCGGACCGGTAGCTATCAAAAGCTCACTTGGCAGCTGGAGTTGTGAATCAACACTGAGCCTGGCTGGAAGCAAGTTGAACCTCAACAGTGGCGGAGCACAAGATGTGGAAACTCCCAAAGGCATTGTGACCTATCTACAACCCAACTCAGAATTTGATAACAGCACTGGCTGGCAGATAGATCCTACTGGTACAGAAAGCTGTTGTACCCGAGCACCCAGCCACGAACCATATCCTTATCACAACCAAGGGGTGTCTGTGCAAAACAGCTTGGGCAAGGCTGGACAACCAACCCCACCGCCCAATGCACCCGGCGTACCAGCCGGAGTAACTATTACAAAAACCAAATGAGTCTATTCAAATACACCTTGCCTTCCGGCTCTGAGTTTACCATGACAGCGCCAGCTGGTACCACACAGCTGGAAGCAGACTTGATCTTTTTCAATCAAGTGGCAGCCGGCACATTTGTGGGATACAGTGTTGGTCAAACATTGACCTCTGCACAAGTCATGGTCAGCAAGTTTGCTCTCAGTAGACTGGATCGGGGCACAGCCGGAGTAGATATCACAGCCATTCTCTCTGTGGTCAACGGTGTGCCTACCACCAGCACTCCGGCCAGCATGCCAGTTGAAGCAGCAGCCATTGTGTCTTTGGTCAATGCTGGTCCTACTGTGCGTGCCATACCATCCTTGATCAACATACCCTTAACCAATCCTATTACGCAGGCTGATCTTGTGAATGTCAGCGCAGGAGGGTCCGCCGGTGTCACCGGCAACGTATCGTCTACTGTAATTGGGATCACCACAGATCTAGCACCCCCGCCTATAGGCCCACTCAGTTCAGATCAGGTCAGAGGTATACTGGCACAGATAGCCAATCTTGTGGATCAGCCGTTCAATGTCATGAGCGATAGCAAAGGAGTTGGACAGTTTGGGCTGACAGTGCCACAACTGGAACAGGTTGGATTGGTCAAGCCCGGGGTATGGCAACGATTTATATTTGATCCGGCTCCACTTACTGCGGTGTTAAGTTCGCCTGCAATATGGACCGGACGTGGTGGTATAAACTCCGCACAAGATTTTTTGGGTAGTGTTACAGCACAAAATTCAGCGCAGGTAAATTTGATGCAGAATGCCTATCAAGGTCTGTTGGGCACCGGTGCTATTTCTGTGCCTGCTCTGCCATCAATTTTGGCCAGTCAAGGGCAGATATTTACTCAAAGCGGTCTGCAAGGCATATCATCTTTGAGTGCATTGACCAATACCAGTCTCAGTGTGCCCACTGTGTTATCTTCGGCACTGAGTGGTACTCCTGTTGCCAGCCTGTTGAGCAGCGCCACTACAAATTTATCAACCATAGGATCTGGTGCCATTGGTGCAATACCCGGTGTGGCCAGTCTGACCAGCGGTCTTTCTAGAAGCTCAATTGGTGATGTGGGTGCGCTGGTAGCCACTGCCAGCCGTTTCGGCACCGAAGCGGCCACAGCATGGTCGCAAGGCAACGGTGGAGTCTTGTCCGCTATAACCAGTTCAGTAAACAGTCTGGTAGGTGGTGCAGGTGACAACATATCCAGTCTCACAAGTGCGCTCAATATCACTGGCAAGGCCAGTCAATTTGCCACGACCTTTGCCACACCTGGGGCCAATCTTGGCAATCTAGGAAATTTTGACGCCGGTAGTATAAGTGGACTGGCCGACAGACTTACTGGCAGTGCCTCTGGACTGGCAGATAATCTCAGCGGTGCTGTCACAAACAGCGTGGCTGCGCTGACTGCTGGATTGGGAGGCATAGGAGACAAGCTGACTGGAGGACTAGCCAATTTGTCCAAGTTGGCAGATCTTGGTAGCCTGGGAAAACTAGGCGGCCTTCTTGGCGGTGGTGGTGATGGCCTTGTGTCAGCCACACAGGTAGCAGCCGGTTTTAGCAACACAGTGGATCGTTCCACGGTGGATGCAGCGTTTGTGAAAATTTTAGGCAGTAACAAAATACCAGTTCCCACTTTTGAATACCCGTCTGTCAACAGCCTCAGTCTGGGTGCCGGTCTTGACATTGCCAGTGCTCAAAAAACCTTGCAAAATCTCAAAAGTCAAGGAGGAGCTTTGTTGGCACAAGCATCTCAGATTTCCAGTGTGGCCACTGCTGCAGTGGCCAGTGCCAGGGGCGCTGCAACCAACGCAGGCGGGGTGATTTCTAATGTGTTGACACAAACTATTAGAGGTTAAATACAACATGACAACCTTTATTGGATTCAACACAATCAATCAAAACAAATATTTCACACTGACTGATTTTGAATTGATCAAGCGTGATTTATTGAACGCTTTCAACATCAGACAAGGTGAACTGGTAGGACGGTGTGCATATGGTACAACCTTGTTTGACATGCTGTTTGAAAATCAAACGCAAGACACACTTACTCAAATCTATGCTGAAATACAACGAGTGGCCGCGGGCGATCCGCGTATATATATCAGTGCGCTGGAAGTGTTTCCACAGCAGAACGGTTTACTATTGCAACTAGAACTCACAGTGGTACAGACCACAGATGCACAACGATTAAGTGTGTTTTTTGATCAAAATCAACGAGTGGCCACTTTTGTATAAACTGACCATATAATATTTTCAATAAATACAAGACACTGGAACAAATATGGCCACAACCACAAGACAAACTGTAATATTTGGAGTAGAGGACTGGAAGCGTATCTATCAGACCTATAGAGAAGCTGATTTTCAAAGTTATGATTTTGAAACACTGCGTAAAAGTTTTGTGGACTATTTGCGTCTTTACTACCCAGAAACATTCAACGACTACATAGAAAGTTCAGAATTTATAGCCTTGCTGGATGTCATGGCTTTTATGGGCCAGGCTCTGGCCTTCCGTACTGATCTAAACACTCGAGAAAATTATCTAGACACAGCCGAACGCAGAGACAGCGTGATCAAGCTGGCAAATCTGGTCAGCTATACTCCCTTGCGCAACACAAATGCCAGCGGCTATCTAAAAGTTTTTAGCATCAGCACAACAGAATCCGTGATTGATTACAACGGGATCAATCTGGCCAACTTGACAATCAACTGGGCTGATCCTACCAATCTTGACTGGCAAGAACAGTTCACAGCCATAATAAATGCCAGTCTTGTGAACACGCAGAGATTTGGCCGACCCGGAGTTACTCAATCAATACTGGGCGTTGACACTAGCGAATACACCATCAATCTGGTGCCAGGATTTTTACCGGTGATTCCTTACACAGCCACAATTGACGGAGTAAACATGCCGTTTGAAGCAGTGAATGCCACATCAGCCGGTCAAGATTTTATCTATGAACCAGCACCGTTGCCAGATGTTGGATTCAACATCCTGTTCAGAAATGATCAGTTGGGATTTGCCAGCGCCAATACCGGATACTTTTTTTATTTCAAACAAGGCAGTTTGCAAAATCAAGATTTTAATCTGGCGGAACGTATTACCAACCGAGCAGTAAACATCAATATAGAAGGCATCAACAACGATGACGTATGGTTGTTCCAGCTGGATACTGTGGGTGGTATAAGATTCTTTTGGAGATCTGTGCAAAGCGTGTATGCAGCCGCAGTGGAACAACTGGCACCGGGCACACAAAATATCTACAGTATCAGTAGTAGAGTAAATGATCAAATTACCTTGAACTTTGGTGACGGCATATTCAGTACCATCCCGGTTGGCATATTCAGAAACTATGTGCGTGCCAGTAACGGATTGACCTACATAATCAACCCACAAGAAATGCAGAGCGTGCAGATACCCATCAGTTATGTGAGCCGCACCGGACAGATAGAAACTCTTACCTTTGCTTGCGGAATTACCGAGCCGGTAACCAATGCGCAGTCCAGAGAAACCATTGCTGAAATCAAACAGCGTGCCCCAGCACAGTATTACACACAAAATCGCATGGTAAATGGTGAGGACTACAACAATTTTCCTTTCACACAGTACAACAGCATCTTGAAAAGCAGTGCTCTCAATCGAGCCAGTATCGGAACCAGTAGGTATCTTGACCTAGTTGATGGCACTGGAAAATATTCCAGCACCAACATTTTTGCCAGTGATGGCGCACTGTTTGAAGCAAATTTGACTCCAGCATTTCAGTTTTCCTGGGTCAGTGTCAATGACATTAGCGATGTGGTGTATAATCAAATCAATCCCTTGTTGATTGCAGCCGGATCAACACAGTTTTATTACGCTAATTTTCCAAGACCGAACTTGTCTGCACTGAACATATCATGGAATCAAAGCACCGTGATAGTGAATGAAACTACAGGATATTTCCAAGACAGCGGTGATATTCCAGTACCAATTGGACAGTTTGCTAGTAACAATTCGCAATACATTTTGCCCGGCAGTCTGGTCAAATTTGTGCCGCCTGCAGGCTATTTCTTTGATGCCGAAAACAATTTAAAAGTTGGCACTGCTAGTCTACCTAGTGAAAAAACTGAACTTTGGGCCAGTCCTGTAGCAGTATATTTGTCAGGTACAGCACAAGGGCTGGGTAATTTGCCTAGTGGAATTGGTCCTGTGGTTTTGAATACCTATGTGCCAACTGGTGCTATACCTTCGGAAGTTATTCCGATCTTGATCACAGATCTTCCTACCAGCCTCAAACAGGAGGTGGTAAATCAAATATTCCTTAATCAAAATTTTGGACTGGGTTATAATAATCTTACTGCCACCTGGTATCTGATAACCAGCAGTAATCTGGCTACCGGTGCAACTTTTAGTTTGACCAATGCACAAAATACTACAGGAACCAACCTTGATGCCAGCTGGTTGATACAGGCCACTACCAATGGGTCAACCTACACTGTGGTATCAAGAGCACTGAATTATTATTTTGCCAGTGTGGCCGAAACAAGATTTTTCTTCTACACCCCCAATCCCATTTATGACAGCAGAACTGGCACAGTGATAAGAGACTTTGTGAATGTATTAAAGATCAACAGCCAGCCAGATTTGAACTATCCATTACCAGATGACACCAGGTTGACCATTATTGATCAACCCGTGCTGACAGATGGGCTTACTGATGATTTCCAGGTAGAAGTCAGTTATGAACTCAGACCCGGCACTGCTATACCGGTCAATCCTGATTTTTTTGATGATTTGGTAGCTCCAACCATAGACGCCAACGACAAACTGGTATTTTTCCAACAGACAGTGGATTTTGACAATCTGCAAAGATATCTTTTACTTGCTAGTAATGTGGTCAACAGTCAGTACCCTACCTTGACCTCGATCCGTCTGGTCCAGACACAATTCACTGTGGGTCAGGTGTTTTATGCCTATGCACAATATCCAGGTCTGCCAATTACCAGTCAAGCATTTTATCTTTTGACACAGGACAGTGCAGGCAACTACAATTTGGTACTAGACACTACCTATCAGGCCGAGATCGGTCGACAGGATCTGTATTTCCAGTACCGTCATAACAGTCCTCTGACCAGCAGGATAGATCCTGGCAGCACAAACATTATTGATGTGTATGTGGTTACCAATGAGTATTATACCAGTTATAAAAATTGGTTGCAAGACAGCACTGGTACTGTGAGCGAACCAAGCCCACCCACAATTGATGCCTTGAACACTGCCTATGCAGGACTACAAACATACAAGATGATATCTGACAACATGATTCTCAACAGTGTGGATTTCCAACCCTTGTTTGGACGCAAGGCTGACGAGGCCCTGAGAGCCACAATCAAGGTAATACAAAACACGCGAAGCACTGCCAGCACAAGCGAAATTAGAAATCTAGTGGTAGCTACCATGGAAACCTATTTTGATCTAGCCAACTGGGACTTTGGTGACACTTTTTATTTTAGTGAATTGGCAGCATTTGTACATGCGCAGATTGGTGATTTGGTCAGTAGCGTAGTGCTAGTACCACTCAACCCACTCAAGAGTTTTGGTGATCTATACGAAATTAGATCGGCTCCTAACCAAATATTTGTAAATGGTGCAACTGTCAATGACGTAGAAGTAATTACTGCGTTGACCAGTACCAATCTGCAGACAGCTCCTGGAAGTGGAGTGATCTAATGGCCACCACTGTTCGCACAGTAGATTTTTTACCAGAAATATTCCAAACACCGGTCAATCGGCAGTTTCTTGCAGCCACTCTAGATCAACTGGTACAGGAACCCAAATTCAAAAAAAGCGAAGGCTTTATTGGCAGACGGATTGGGCCCGGAGTAAATCCTCAAGACGGGTACGTGATAGAACCAACCGCAGTGCGCAATCAATATCAGCTGGAACCAGGTGTCTGTCAAATCAATCCAGATGACACACACGATGTAATAGACACTATTACCTATCCAGGCATCACAGACGCATTGGCCATGCAAGGAGCTGTGGTCGATAACCCAGGTGCTTTATACACCAGCGACTACTACTGCTGGGATCCGTTTGTGGACTATGACAAATTTATCAATTATGCTCAGTACTACTGGTTGCCTCTAGGGCCCGAAGCTGTTGTTGTAGAAGCCACAGGAATTCCGTTGAGTGCCACCTACACTGTGACCCGCAACAATGGATTCTACACATTTTCAGGAGAACGTGGCAATAATCCGCCACTGCAACTGGCTCGCAACGGAGTGTATCGCTTTAATGTGGCTCAAAATGCACAAGAAAGCATACAGTATCGAGTAACCAACAACGGCACGCAAAACTGGGTAATCAATTCGGCCAGCAACCCAACGCTGACTCTTACACGTGGTAACACCTACATATTCAATCTGAATTTCACACAGCCGTTGAGTTTTTACATCAAGACTGAATTGAGT